TGTCTGCTGTAGGCGCACTGATTTATAAGAGTAGTAGCGGCAACGAAGCTGTATTAGTTCTAGATTTTGGCGGGACAAAAACTGCAACAAACGGAGATTTCGTTGTTCAGTTTCCAACTGCTAACTCTTCTAGCGCTATTATTAGACTTGGCGACGCGTAATAAAATTTGGAGTAGTAATGGCTTTAATAGTTAACGATAGAGTTAAGGAAACAAGTACAACTACTGGAACAGGAACTTTAAATCTTGCGGGAGCTGAGCAAGGTTACGAAAGTTTTGTTTCAGGAATTGGTACAACTAACACAACTTACTATGCAATTGAAAATAATTCTGCAGGTGAGTTTGAAGTAGGTATTGGTACAGTTACTGATGCTTCACCTGATACTTTATCAAGAGACACAGTTATCTCATCATCAAATAGTGATAGCAAAGTAGATTTTTCAGCAGGTACTAAAAATGTATTTTGTACACTACCAGCAAAGAGAGCTATGTCACCATCTATGACAGCCACAGGTTATATTGTAACACACGCATCAACGTTAGATGAAGATCAAACCGTTGACTCTGGAGTGTTAGCCGGACCAGTAACTATAACAGGAACTCAAACAATAACAGGAACGGTAGTAGTAATTTAATGTCAAAGATAGAAGTAAATGCAGTCGAACCACAATGCGGAACTACCTTAACACTAGGTGCTTCTGGTGACACGGTTACTTTAGCGAGTGGTGCTAGTCAATCTGGTTTTGGTAGAACAGGAACTGTAGATTGGAACACAACTAAAAAGACTGCAGACTTTACAGCTACAAATGGAGCCGGATTTTTTGTAGATAGTTCAAGTTCAGCTATAACTGTAACACTCCCAGCCTCACCATCGGCAGGTAACATTGTATCAGTTTCAGATTATAATGGATCAGCTGTAACAAATAAAATTACAATTGCAAGAAATGGCTCTAATATAAATGGAGATGCTTCGAATTTAGAAATAAGTAAAGCTGATTCTGCAGTAACTTTAGTTTATGTAGATGCAACAGTTGGTTGGACAAGTGTTCAAACTTCAAGCACATCAGATATTCAAAATTCTTTTATAGCAGCAACAGGCGGAACAGAAACAACTTCTGGTAATTTTAAGATCCATACTTTTACATCTCCTGGAACTTTTACAGTTACAAATGCTGGTACTGGTGCAGGGTCAAACACTGTTTCTTATATGGTAATTGCTGGTGGTGCTGGTGGAGGAGCTGGTCAAGGTTCAGGTGGTGGTGGAGCTGGCGGATTTAGAGAATCAAAAGCATCATCAGATTGTTATTCAGCTAGTCCAATTGCTGCATCTGGTGGACTTCCAGTTTCAGTTCAAGGCTATCCAATCACTATAGGTGGTGGAGGTAACGCAGGACCTGGTGGTGGAGGTAATGGAAGAGGTAGTGATGGAACTAATTCAGTTTTTTCAAGTATAACATCTGCTGGCGGTGGCGGAGGCGGTTCAGGTGGTGGTGGAGCAAACCCTGCAGGCGCTAATGGAGGATCCGGTGGTGGCGGTGGAGGAAGATGTGGTGGAGCTGGCGGCTCTGGAAACACTCCTCCTGTTAGTCCTCCACAAGGAGGAAATGGTGGAGGTTCAACACCTTCAGGAGCATCACCAACTGTTGACAGTGGTGGCGGTGGCGGCGGAGCTACTGAAAATGGAGCTGGTGGTACAGAAAGTGCCGCTGGAGGAAATGGTGGAGCAGGTGCAACATCAAGTATTAATGCAACACCAACTGCAAGAGCAGGTGGTGGAGGCGGTGGTTCTGAATCTGGGAGTAGTAGTTCTGGTGGAGCAGGTGGTGGAGGAGCTGGAGCAGGTGGACCTTCTGCTAGTGGTACTAATGGAACGACAAATACTGGCGGTGGTGGCGGAGGTAAAGGTGCTGATTCACCAAATGCTGGAAACGGTGGTTCAGGTATAGTAATAATAAGGTATAAATTTCAATAGGTAAACTATGGCAAGTGAAATAAAAGTAAATAGAATAACTCCAACAACCGATTGTGGTACAACCATAATAGGAGAAAGTGGAGATAGTGTTCAAGTTGAGGGTAGCTTAAAATCAAATGCATTAAATGCAACTGATGGTGGAAGTATAATTTCTCAATCAGGGACAACAATTACAATTGGTGCAAGTGGAGATACAGTATCACTTGCTAGTGGAGCATCTCAATCAGGGTTTGGTAGAGCAGGTTCTGTTAATTGGCAAACAACTATTAAGACTTCAGATTTTACAGCAGCCAATGGTGAAGGTTATTTTGTAAATACTACAAGTGGAGCAGTTACAATGACTCTTCCAGCTTCGCCAAGTGCAGGAGATATTGTAGCTGTTAAAGATTATGCAAATACTTTTGACACAAATAATTTAACAATTGGTAGAAACGGTCAACCTATTTCTGGAGATGATATCGATGCAACAATTGAAACAGAAGGTCAAGCAATAACATTAGTTTATGGGGATTCAACAAAAGGATGGCAATCAGTTGCAGCATCTACGGAATCTGATTTACCTAAAGAAACATTTATAGTAGCAACTGGTGGAACAATAACTAATACACCAACTTGTAGAATACATACATTTACAAGTCCTGGAACTTTTTGTGTATCTGCAATAGCTACTACTGCAGCAAATAATCAAGTTTCATATATGGTCGTTGCTGGAGGTGGTGCTGGAGGTGGTTCACCTACCGGTGAAGGTGGTGGCGGTGGCGGTGCAGGTGGGTTTAGAGAAGATAAATCTCCTGTTACTCCTTACACTGCTAGTCCATTAGAAGGTGCAGGACCAATCACAGTTACGGCACAAGGATATCCAATTGCAGTCGGAGGTGGAGCAGCTATTGGTTCAAATAATACAGGATCAAATTCAAGTTTTGCAACAATTACATCAGCAGGTGGAGGAAGTGGTGGACAAGCTCACAATGACGCTGGAAACAATGGTGGTTCTGGTGGAGGTGGCACAGGTAGAACTGGTGCTAACGCAGGAAGTGGTAATAACCCTTCTGTATCTCCGTCTCAAGGAAATCCTGGTAGCTCAGCAACTCCTTCTCCTGTAAACCCTGATAGAGGTGGTGGCGGAGGTGGAGCAACAGCGGCTGGAGGTCCTGTTGGTAGTAATGCTGGAGCTGGTGGAGAAGGTGCAGGTACAGGCATTAATCCTGCTACTCCTGTTGGAACTCCTGGACCAACTGGTCCTTTAAGATATTTTGCTGGTGGTGGCGGTGGTGCTAAAGATAGTGATACACCAAATGGTGGAACTGCTGGAGATGGTGGAGCCGGTGGTGGTGGAGGCGGTGCAAGTAATGATGGTAGTCCAAGAAATTCAACAGCTGGAACTGTTAATACTGGTGGTGGCGGTGGAGGTCAAGCACACAATCCTAAACCAGCTGGAGCAGGTGGTAGCGGAATTGTTATAATAAGGTATAAAATTGCATAGGTAAATT